GCGCGCCGAAGCCGACCGGACCGGGGCATCGCCGATTCCCTGGGAAGACGCCACGGAGAGCACCCGGAACGTCCTGGTCGCCGCCGTCCAATCGCTACTGGCTGACGGCATCATTATCGCGCTGCCCGCGCCGCAGATCACCATCAACGTCCAGGGCTCCACAATGGCGACCAGTGAACTCTCCGACATCGTTCAGCGCGAGGTCATGCGCTTGCGGAGGTTCCGATGGCCACCATCTACCGCGAGTTCTTCCATGGCGTCCACCTCGGCTGCCGGATCCTCATCCCTGCGACCGCCGCTCTCCTCCTGCTGCTGGCCCTGCGATGACCGCACCTTGCTGCCTGCACTGCCTCGATGAGGGCTTCGTCTGCGAGTACCACCCCGAGTATCCGTGGGAGGACAACTCCGGCCCTGTCGAGGGCCATAGCAGGTGCGGTGGCGCTGGTATGCCGTGCACCGCCTGCTGCTCACCCATCCCAACGGATGGCACCTGCTCGATCGGCGTCGCGTTCACTCCCGACTGGAGGCGGTGACGATGACAGAACCCAGGCAGTGCCCCTCCTGCGGGGCCGAACACAACTGCGATAGCGACGGACCTCCGATCTTCACCGGCCCGCCGGTAGTGCAGGACATGCCGCCAGCCAGCGGCGAGAACGCGGATGCCCCCGTCAACGTCACCGTGAACGTCCACGGCTCCGTGGTGAGCGAGAAGGATCTCATGAGGGCCGTACAGCGCGCCTCCCGCTGGAACAGGTCATGACAGCGACCATTTCCCCCATAGGCCGTGGCAAGAACCTGTGCGGCGCTAAGAAGCGTCAAGGCGAGGGCCGCTGCAAGCGCCCGGCCGGCTGGGGAACCGACCACGTCGGGACCGGCACGTGCAAGCTCCACGGCGGCAAGACCCGCAACCACGTCACTGCGGCTGTCGAGGAGCAGGCTCGTCAGGTCCTCGCGCGGCTCGACGTGCAGGCTGTTGAGAACCCGCTCACTGTTCTTGCTGAACTCACGGGGCAGTCCCTCGCATGGCGTGACGTCATCGCCGAGAAGGTCAACGAGCTCGGCAACCTCCGCTACCAGACGGAACACGGCGAGCAGCTCCGCGCTGAGATCGCCCTGTTCGAGCGGGCGATGGACCGGTGCGCGAAGTTCGCTGTAGAGATGGCGCGACTGAACATCGATGAGCGGCTCGCGAAGGTCACGGAGCGGCAGGCCGAGATCGTGGCCGGTGCTCTCGCTGCGGCGTTGGGGGAGATGGGTTTGTCGCCGGAGCAGCAGAGGGATGCCCGCAGCCGGGTCGCTGGCCATCTTCGTAGCGTTGCGTAACCGCCCCTTGGTTACCGACCGGTAAACATGGCGCCAGTCAGCGCCTGGAGACCGATACCGGCAGGTAATGAGTAACCAAGCGTGACAGTCGGGGGCTGCTGTGGGTCTCGACTTTGCTACCACTCTCGCGGACCGTCTCGACCCGCCCGAACCGCCCGTCTTTCAAACGCTCGGTTACGTCCCAACGCCCAAGCAGCGCGAGTTCCATGCGGCCACAGAGTTCGACGTCCTGTTCGGCGGCTCGGCCGGCGGCGGCAAGACCGTCGCTGTCCTCATGGAGGCGCTCCGGGCATGCTCGCGCTACCCGGGACTCCGCGTCGGCGCATTCCGTCGCACCTACGGCGAGCTGAAAGAGTCGTTGCTCGCCGAACTGGCCCAGTACGGCTACGCGCAGGGCATCGGCGCGTCGTGGAATGGCACCGAGTACGAGCTGCGGTTCCCGAACGGCAGCCTGATCATGTTCCGCTACGCCGAGTCGCTGAAGGATGCAACGAGGCGACAGGGCGGCCAATACCAGCTTCTGATCTTCGATGAGCGGACGCTGTTCGCTCCTGATGTCGTCGCGTTCCTCGAGTCCCGGCTCCGCTCCGGTCGCATCGACATCCCTGTCCTCGGTGTTCGCTCGAGCGCCAACCCCGGCGGGCCTGGCCACGGCGCGGTCCGCGCCCGGTACATCGACCCGACCGTTTACGGCGACAAGACCATCATCGATGGTCGCGGCCGGACCGTGCGGTTCATCCCGTCGCGGCTCTCAGACAACCCGCACGTCAACCCCGAATACGCCGCCGACCTCCAGGCGCTCCCGGAGCAGCAGCGCGCCGCGTTCCTCGACGGCAACTGGGATGCGTTCGCCGGCGCGATGTTCCCTGAACTGAACCGGGACCGGCACGTTGTCCCGCCGATGAGTCTCCCCGCGTCGTGGCGCCGCTACAACGGCGTCGACTGGGGTTACGCCGCGCCCTGGTGCGTGTTGTGGGCCGCGCAGGACGAGGACGGCCGGGTCTGGGTGTACCGGGAGATCTACGCCCGACAGGTCGGCGAATCCGAGCAGGCGAAGCGTGTCCTCGCTGCCGAAGCCGACAGCGAATCTGTCGCCGCCCGATACGCGGACGATGCGATGTGGGCGACCCGCGGCGATGCGAAACCGATCGCTGAGGTGTACGCCGACGAAGGCGTTCACCTCACCCCCGCAGGGAAGGGCCCCGGCTCGCGGATCAACGGCTGGCAGCGCGTCCATTCCTACCTCGCTGACATGCCGGCCTGCCCCCACCACCGTGCCCAAGGTTGGGCGACGTGCCCGCGCCTGCACATGTTCACGACTGTTACCGAGCTGTATCGGGAACTGCGAGATCTCCCCCACGCCTCCAAGGGTGACGTAGAGGACGCGGATACCACAGCAGATGATCATGGGGCCGACAGTCTCCGGTACCTGCTGGTCAACCTCGGCAACGAGGCCCGATTCCATTTCCCCGACGAAGACGACACCACGACGACCCTCGACGCTGACCGGACTGGCCGCCACGAAGAACAGCGAACCCACGTGCCGAACATCGGCGGGTTCCCGATCCTGAACGGCGGTGACCCGTGGGTGCTTTGACCAGGATCCGCGAAGTGTGGGAGTCCCTGACGCGCCCCGTCCTCATCGAAGAGGCGAAACCCGCTGTGCCGGATGCCGCCCCGGCGAACGTGCGCCGCGTCGGCTACGAGTACGGGGTCTCCCTCAACGCCGGCTCCTCTCGGTCCACGCAGGTCGCCGAGTCCGCCGAACGGCAGCAGACCCTCGATCAGCTTTACCAGGCGTACCTGACCTGCCCGTGGGTGTCCGCACCCATCGACCTGATCGCCCGTACCGTCACCGCGGGCGGCCTGCAGGTCGTTTACACCACCGACGAGGACGACTCCACCACGGACGTCCCCGCGGACCCGCCGGACGTGCTGCGCCTGAAGCGGCTCCTGCGGTTCGTGAACTCCCGCGAAGACATGGTGCAGTTGCTGCGTGCCGCGGTGATCGACCTGCTGCTGTTCGGTGACTGCTACATCGAAGTCGTGGAGCTCCTCGGCGAGCCCGTCGCCTTGTACACCCTCGACGCGACGAGCATGACCGCGATCACCGACGAGCACGGTGAAGTCTCCGGCTACGTCCAGCAGATGGACGGGATCCACAAAGCCGAGTTCGACACGGACCGCGTCATCCACATCAGCCTGGATGCGCCCCGCGGCGGCGTGTACGGCGTGTCCCCGGCACAGAAGGCTCTCCTGCCGGTGACGGCCTGGCTGTTCACCGAGGCGACCATCAAGGAGAACTTCCGTCGCGGCGACCCGCCCCGCATCCACGTCGACCTGCCGCGCTCCAACCAGGAGACGGACGTTCAACTGTGGCGCGAGAAGTACACGATCAACAACCTCGGCCCGAAAGCCGTCGGTAACCCGGTCCTCACGACGGGCGGTGGCAACGTCCAGGTCCTCGACCCCCGCAAAGTCCAGGACTACCTGGAGACCTCCCGGCAGCTCCGCGACGAGATCATCTCCACGTTCGGGGTCCCACCCGCGAAACTCGGCATCATCGAGTCCGGGAACCTTGGTGGCGGCACCGGGGAATCCCAGGACCGCACGTTCCGCGTCAACACCGTCATCCCGGTCGCGTCGCTGGTGCTGGAGAAGCTGAACTACACGCTCCTGCAGCAGGGTTTCGGGATCACCGAATGGCATCTGGAGTTCGGCGAGGTCGACTACCGCGACTCCAAGGTCGTGGAGGAGATCCGCGACATGCGGCTCCGTAACGGCTCCTACACGCTGAACCGGTACCGCGACGAGATCGGCGAACCTCCGATCGATGGCGGCAACGAGGCCCTGCTGGTGGACCGCACGAACTTCGTCCAGTGGCGTGACATGGATGCGATGAGCAAGGCTGCTGTCGCGGCGAAGTTGAAGGGCACGGCACTGGAGCCTGGCGAGCCGGTCGATGGCGAGCCGGCCACCGTGGAGAAGCCGGAGCCGAAGCCTGTCCCTGCCGCGCTCGCTCCGTTCGCCGGTCAGGGGCCGGATCCGAATCTGCCGCCGGATGATCGGCCGGGCGGCCCGAACGATGCGACGCAGGGTAAGCCGCCGAAGGAGAACGCGCTCCAGCGGGACGCGCGACGCCTCGACGAGGCGTGGGGCAAGGCTTACCGGGCCCGCCGAAAGCAGGCGCTGAGGGAGCTACCCGAGCCGGGGGAGAAGGTGCCCGCGTGAGCCCGGATCCGGGCCATCCGACTCGTGCGCAGGACGTCCAAGTTCTCATCAAAAAAGAGATCGGCTGAACTCGGAGGGGCGATGCACCCGATCGTCCCGTTCGCTAGAACCGCCTATGCGCAAGGCTGGGCCGCATCCGGCGGGCCGATGACCGAACGCGTAAAAGCTGGATGCGTAGCCGCTGTCGACTACGCCGTCGAGAACGCCGACGAACCGGATGTCATCGAGGTCACACTGCAGCTCGGCTCGCTCGAGGGCGCGTGGGCGCTCGTCTATGAGCGTCGTGAGCAACTCATCGCCGACCACGTCACTCGAATCAAGAAGATCTGGCGAGCGATCACCAGCCGTCTGGACATCGGCGCGACGGTCACCACGATCCGCAGCCACGCCGGCCTGACAGAGGCCGACACGGCAAAGACCGACATGCGGGCACGCATCACGGCCGAAGCGCAACGCCTCCTCCTCGGCATCTACCTCGACGCCGACTACCGCGACCTGCAAGCAGCGGTCGGGGACGCACTCCGCGTCGGCGCGGCGGAAGGAAAAGCCGCGGCACTCGCTGTCGCAGCCGAGCAGCAGCCAAGAGAGTCACGCTTCGGGACGATCGGCTTCGACTTCGACCTGGCCTTCGACCACGCCTACGCGTCCCTCGACCGGCAGGACTGGGCTGGCCTCACCTGGATCGACCGGATCATCAGAGGCAACGCCAGCGATGTGGGACATGTTCTCGCTGACCTGGTCGCCGAGAACGCGCCCTACAAGGACATGGTCGGCGCGGTCCGGGAACTCACCGGATCCAGCGATGTCCGTGCCGTCAGCATGTTCATCGACCAGGCGATGTCCACTGCCCTCAACCAGGGCGCCGTGGACCTGTACCGCTCCGAAGGTGTCGGCAGTTACGACGTGCTCACCGCCGGCGACGCCAGAGTCTGCACGAAATGTGAGCAGGACGAGGCCAACAACCCGTACCCGGTAAGCCAACCCCCGCCGGTTCCAGAACATCCAGGGTGCCGGTGCGCAGTCGCTGCCGTGCAGCCGCTCCCGTCAACCGCATTCGCCCCCTATCTACCCCAGGAGGGGTGAATGGCTCTCGCGACTATCACTGGGACGATGCTCGCCCCCGGCGTGTCCCGCAACAACCGCCTGTACCGCAAGCAGGTCATCGCTGGGACGGTCGAACGACTCAAAGCCCGCCTCGCCGACCCCGAAGCGCTCCCGGTCGTCATGCGCACCCACCACGCCGCCGGCGACAACACCCGGGCGATCGTGGGTCGCATCACCGACGTGAACGTCAACGAGGACGGCCTCGCCAAATACACGGCCAGCATCTACGACACCGCGGCAGGCCGTGACCTCGTAGCGCAGGTCGGCGGGAAAGACCCGGCGTTCCGGAACGTGTCCATCTTCGGATGGTGGAACGGCGACGTCCGGCAGGAACAGTACGAGGGGCAGACCGTAGAGACCGGCGATGACCTCGAGGTCGACGCGATCGACTTCACGGCCTTCCCCGGCGTCCCAGGTGCCCGCATCGACACGGTACGAGCCGAGACCGCAGCACCGAACGAATCTGCGCTCTCCGGCCGGCACCTGGTGACCGAGTCGATCTCCGCGGACGTCATCGAAGCTGAGATGGCCTCCAAGAAGCCCGGCATCAACACCCCCGACCAGAAGGAGTCGACGGTGGCCGAGCAGCCGCAGATCGGCGAAACCAGCCTGTCCGACATCACCGAATGCCTCATGGGCCCCGATGAGGTCGTTGGGTTCTCCATCACCGCGTGGAACGGCCCGCTGACCGTTGCGGTGTCCGCGCATTCCGGTATGGAACCCGGTGACCTGCCTGCCGTGGCGAAGGCCGCGATGGCAGCCGCCTGCGACGCCCTGCAGTCAATGGACCCGGACATGGACGGCGACATCGACGTGCCCGGCGCGCCTGGTGCCGACACCGACGGCGACATGGGCGCGGGGGAGACCCTTCCCGACGACGACATGGAATCCGCCGAGCCCGCGAAGCCGGTGAACGAGGCCCGCCCGGACCCGCGGAAGGTCGCAGACGCCATCAAGCGGCGCCGCACCGAACCGGCCACCGAGACCACACCCGCAGGACCTGCCGAACAGTCCACACCTGAGGAGGAGCCCGTGATCGACGAGGCTGCTATCACCGCCCTGATCGAAGCCGCCCTCGACAAGCGGGCCGCCCAGACCACCCCGGCCGAACCGTCGGCCGGGGAAACCAAGAAGGAGACCGCCGTGAACGCGGACACCACCGAGGCCGCGGAGACGGCGGCCCCCGACACGAAGACCGAGGAGCAGGCGCCCGCCCGTTCCCTCACCGATGAGGACATCACCGCGCTCGCCGGTGT